CGTGATGGTGTAGGTGATGGCCGAAGCAGTCTTGGTCGTCACGTTGGTCGGAGTAGTGCCGGTCGAGGTTGCAGCACTAAACGATGCCGTGCCACGCACAGCCGAACCGCCAACGGTGTAGTTGGTGAACTCAGTCCAGCCGCCATGCGAAGCCATCGTGTCCGACGCAGCGAAGGTCGGGCTGGCACCAGAGATCAACCCGAGGAACGGGCCGACGGTGGTGTAGGAGGTACCAGACAGCAGCGTATCCAGCATCAGCTCTTTGCCCACGGCGTTGACCAAGTTGGGGAACTCGTCTTGCCACTTGATGTTGCCATCAGCGTCACGGCAGACGACGTGATAGACGCCCTCAATACCGACGGTCTCAGAACCCGCAACGTTGGACTGCATCGTCACCTGTGCGTGGTCGCCGAAGTTGGAAAACTCTTTTTGCATGATTGCTCCTTAAACAAGGCGAATAAGAGCAGAGGTGCTGGTATTAGCGGGCATCTGCACAGTGAAAGAAGTGGTTGAGGTCTTGTCCGAACCGAAGTCCAAAACGCAGACAGCCCCGTTGTCGCCGGGCGTGTAGATCAACGCGCCACGCGCCGTGATCGCACCCGTCCACGCCGGAGAAGAAAAATTGACATACGTCGTGCTGCCGCCAGCGTTGTTTGCTTCTGATGCAATCGTCGCCGTAACAACCAGCCCGCCTGCAACATAGTTGCCGCCCGTGGCCTCGCCAGTCACGGTATACGCGGTGGTCGTTTGATCCAGCGTAGCGGCGTTGGTGTACAGCGCCAGATAGAACGTGTCCGAGGCGAAGTTGATCGTGCCGTTGACAAGGCCCGAACGCAGCGTGTTGCAGGAGTAGTTGCCTGTAAACGCCATCAGCGGACCCCGTTATTCTGCGGCAGCGGTGCAAGACGGAACTGACCGCTACGGTACGCATCGCTGCGCTCAAGACCGTCACCCAGACGCTGAGCCAACGCCAGAGCTTCTTTGTACTTGCCGTCGTACAGCGCCATCATGTCGGTCTCACCCTTCATGAACGTGTATGCCTCGACCAGAGAGCCATACAGCAGCACGGAGTCAAAGTTATCGCCCAGCCAAGTCTGACCATCCGCAGCGACCGTGATCGATTCAGGATAGTAATAATAGTTCAGGATAGCCGTGTAATTCGTGTCAGGAGTCGGGCCAAGGATGAAACTGAGTTCATCTGAGATGGTCGCGCCAGATACCGTTGGGCCAAACAACGCGTAGTATTTGGGCATCGCCACATCCCCAGCATTTGGGTATGCCTGCCGAATGAAATTTTCATCCTTGTTCAGCAGAAATTCGACGTTTCCAGACCCGTCAATCACAGCCAGCGAATACGCGGACAAAAAATCATTGGGGCATGACAAAAACCTGTTGCCCGACGATGTTGATCCCGTGACGTTCTTGCGCAAGGAGGGGAACTGTACCGTGTTGTAGATGCGCTGCTCAGCCTGCTGCACGAACAACGGAATGTTCGCAACAAAGTCAGTCTCAAAGTTCTGCGTGTAATCGCAGATAGCAGCGGTCAACTGGGTGTAGTTCATGTCAGCACATCGGCCCGCGAGACATCTTGCCCTTCGTGGCCGCACCGCCGCCACGCATCGTCGTACCGCTGGTTTTGGTCGGCTCGTAGTCTTGGCTGCGGGTATTGGCAACAGACACGTTGGCCTTGCGCATCGTCTCTTTGGCAGGCTCTTCACCCACCACAACAGACGGATACACCTTGGGCTGAATGTATTTACCAATCGGATCTTTAGTGTCCGCCGGGAAATACTTGAACTCGTCTTGGCTGTGCATATCAGCCTCCTTTGCGACCGGGGCTGCGCTGATTCATGACCTTGGCCATGTTGCGCCCGTACTTGAGCATGTCGCTGTTGGTCTTGCCGCCAGCGCGCAGTTTGGTCGGGGCCTTGCCCGGGTGCATATTCTTCTCGTGCTTGCGCACAGCGGTTTTCGCGTCCATGTTCACTCCTTACGTCGTGGATACCGTTACTGTACCCAATTGCACAGATAAAACCAAGTTGTTAGGGGTCAGCGCCGTATCAAAAAACGATGCGCCCCCAACAGGGTTCCAACCCCATTGAAATATGCGGCTACCCATTTCAAGGGTGCCCTGCGCCAACGGGTTCGGGCTTGTCGTTTCCTGAACCTGCAGACCAGACAGACCAGAAAGCCTGTAACTGCGATCCGGGCGCGGATTACGCAGTCCCTGCGGATCGTCCACCGGATACATACCCAACTGCAACTGCGGCTGATCAGGGTCCCAGCACTCGGGGCAGACCAACAAGTCATAGTTCTTGGTCTTGATGATCTCCCGCTTGAGGACTTTAAGCTTAAAGCGCTGATCACAGCGATCACACTGCGCAATCGCGTTCTTGCCGGACGCGAACCTATTGCCCATCAGGTCCCCCCGATGTACTGTTGACGGGGCACGAAGCGAATCGCCGCCTTCTCGCGGTCCTCATCCGCAGCCAATTGCCACGCCTCATCGTACTGAGCCTTCAGGACCGGCAGGCGCTCCATGCCACCGGGGATCTTGCCCGCGATGTAATAGGCCAGCCCCGCAGCCATGCAGGGCACAAACCGGAACGGCACGTCCATGACGTTCACACCGCCACCGGCGTCCTGCGTACGACGCAGCCGCCAGTACACAAATTGATAGGACTGCGCCCCGTCCGGGGTCGGCCATACCGTGACCGCCGGAAGCTGTTCCCAGTACACCGCCGCGCCGGTATTGTGCGATGCAGCAGTGGTGTTGTTCTGCGCCCGGAAGCAGTTGTACAACGTGTTGCCCGAGATGTATCCGTAGTTGATGGTCTCGGAGTCGATCTTGATGAACCCAGTAGCGGGCAGACCCACCACGGAGTTCAGGGTGATTTGGTTCACAGTGGCGTTGATGCCACCATTTAAGGTCAGGCCCGTGGGGCTTTGCTGACCGTTGTAACGCTGCACCCAGACCTGAATCGGGCGAGCCTGCTGAATTTTGTTGGGGATCGTCGCATACGTAGAAACACTGATCCGGGTAATGGTCAGGTCGGCCTGAGTGGCAGATACGTTTGCGCCGGTGCGGATTACGTGCTCAATCAGATCAACGGTGTCCGTAGGCAACGCGTACGTGTTCTGGCCCTGCACGAAATCAATCGTGCCCTGCTCAATCGTCCACATGTTTATGCCACGATTGGCCCAATCAGCGAACATGATATTCAGGGATCGACGTGCCGTGCGCAGGTCATAGCCCGTGCGCAGCTCACCACCGGCGCGCTCAAACGCCTCCTCAACCAGCTCAGACAGGTCGAGGTTAAAACTTGATACGCCAGAAGTGGTTGCCATTATCTGTGCCTTGCCGTTTTTGCTGCCACTTTAGGGGGCTGCTTTACGAATTGCTTCCCGGCAGCTTTGCCCGCACGTTTCGCACGCGTTGTTGCAGCGTACTCAGCAGGGCTGAGAGCCTTGATCGCAGACTCTGGAAGATACCGTTCACCCGTGTCAGAAGAGCGTTTGCCACTTTTAGTCCTCCACTTTTGAGCGGTCCAGTCCTTCAGAGATTTCTGAGGGGCTTTCACGATCAGTCCCTGTACCCGCCACCCGCTGCCTTATATTTCTTGGCAACAAGCTGCGCCTTACGCGCCGACCATTGGCCCGCGCCAGTGCCCTGAGTGGCTGCTGCTTTCACCTGTGCCACGATCCGCTTGCGCATCCCGGGTTTGGTGTAATTTCCAGCCGCATTGACCTTGCCGCCTTCGGCGTACTGATCAAAGTCAGTGTTGTCCCGCCGGGCTTTGCGTACGCCCTTGGGCATCTTGCTGGGGTTGATGGCCCCCATGCCACGGCTGGCCATCATGATCAACCACCCATCGTGACCATCTTGCCGCGAGTGTGACCCTTGGTGATGCAACCGTCTGCGCGGGTCACGCCACCACCAGCCATCTTCTTGGGCTTGGATGCCTTGGGAGCGGGCTTGACCGAAGCACCATCGATGTCTTGCGGAGGAGGCATCCCGGAGTCCGGGTTATACACACCGTGCTTGACGGGAGGTTGGGGTTTCTTTTCCAGAGTGTCGTCCATATAAACCTCTCAATACATCTTGCACTTGGTCTTGCCTTTGGTGGCAATACCGTCTGCGCGCTTGGATGCGGAAGAAGTAGACCCACCAGAGGCCATCTTCTTGGCTTTGGTTTTCACCATGCCGCCCTTTTTCTTCAACGTGAACGCGCTATCACCGAGCTTCTCACGCAGCGCCCGAGCAGCACCTTCGTAACCGGGGGCGCGGGGGTCAAGGCCGTAACGCGCAGCGTTCTCCTGCAGCATCTCTTCACGACGTGCGGCTTCACGAGCGGCGCGGTCACGCGCCATCAGATCGGCCTTAGAGGGGCCAGTCAGACGCGGGGTCGGTGCGGGCAGTGCTTGCTGAGTCACCTCACGCATAGCAGGAGCGCGATTAGCCAAAGCCTTTGCTGCGGTGTGGATGCCCTTTAGGCCCGGACCACCGAGTAGGTCGATTTCAGGCGTCACGCGCTCAAGAGCTTGAGCTTCCGCTTGCTTGCGCATCTCCGCCGTCATCGGGGGAGGCGTGTATGCTCGATTGCGATACGCAGCCATTTCCTCTGCGGTCGCGCCCATCTTGCGGGTGTAGTCGCCCGCTACATTACGGCGAGGAGGCGCAGCGCGCCGCCCACGAGACGGAGATTCTACATAACGCACCGGCTCTCCACCCGCAGCGGGTGCCCGAGCAGGAGCCGTGGGACGGTCAAAATACCCGCCAATTGGATCAGACAATTCCCCAAGCTCATTCCGGCGCAGCCCCAGAGGCTCAATCCCACCCTCCAGACCACGGGTATCTTCAAACCCGGCAGCTTGAGCCGCCGCAGCTTGAGCCGCTTGCTGCCGAACCGCCGTGCTACGGTCTTCCACCGGAGCGCCGCCATCCGGACGGACTTTATTTCTATCACCACCAAACATGGCATAGCCCAACGCACCAAGTGCGGCAAGCCCTGCCAGATCACGATTGCGTCGAGCCATGTCAGTCTCCTATCAGCACTTGCCGCCGCGCTTCATGCCCAGAGGTTTAGCAGCACCCATCTTCACCATGGTGCCCTTGGTCTTGCCCTTGGAGGCAACGCCATCTTTGCTCGGGGCAGCGGTGCGCACAGCGCCCATCTTGGCGGTGGTAATGCCGCCGTTGGCCATCTTGGCCTCTTTCATCTCATGCTTGATCATGGACTTGGGAGCGCCCTTCTTCTTCATGAAAGCCAACTCTTGACCGATCATCTTCTTGGACTCTTTCATATCGCCACCTTTTGCAAAAAGTTCAGACTTGCCCTGATTGGTTTTCGGGCGGTTAATTTTCTGAGCATCGGCGCGGGAGCTGCCCTTGCCAAATTTCAGACCTTTGTCGGCCTTCATGAACTCCGCGCCGACCTTCTGAGGGATGCCCACACGCTTTGCAGCGGCGGGATCGTTGGCGACCATCGCCATCAGATTGTGCTGTTTACGGCTACTGCTCGGCATCGTCGTCTTTCTTCTTGCGCCAAAGCGTGTAGAACTCTTTGCCGGTAGCCATCTCGTAAATGCGCATGACACCCACGACCGCGCCGATCAGACCGAACACCGGGGTCAACAATTCCAAAAACGCGCCGACCGCCGTAAATACAGCTACAAAGTCCAGCACGTTCTTAACGTTGTCTGTTTGCTCAGTCATGTCAGCAATTCCACGCCCGTAGCGACTTGTTAATCCGGCTGTTTGGGTCTTTCGCGGTCTTGGCCGAGGTGAGCTTCTTCTTCATGCCACTCATCCTTGCACAAAAAGAGTCGCGCCTTGACCCGCCCTCTGGTTGCGGAGCTTTCAACCCGGGTTTCCCGGGGTTGGCTTTGTTGTAAGACGCACGGCCCTTCGCGTTGAGGCCGCCCTTCTCCGACTTGCCCTCTTTGCGCTGCCATGCGGGCGTCTTAGCCATAGAAGATCGTGACTGCGGCGGCATCACCCGTGTCGCAGAACACGCCGTTAAGAGCGCGAATACCTTCGCCGGGGATCACAACAGTGTGGCAGCCGGGAGAAGTCACACCGATGCGAAGCAGCACATTGCCAGACGCAGCAGATGCGTTGTCATAGAAGACAACAGGGTTGTTTCCACCCGTGGTCACGGAGACATACGCCCCCTTGACACGCACCGGGTAGTCAACCATCGCCGCGTCAGACGCCGTGTACGCGGCTTTAACGTCGTATTGCATGGCCATGTCGGCCTCCTATTACTGGTCAGCGAACGTAGGAGCGGTTGCGCCAACCACCGTGCCAAACACTTGCCAGTTCGTGGCGTCTTTGGCAATCACGGTGATTTGGGCAGCAGCAGGTACATTCACTTGCAGCTTGGAATTGGAGTTGCCGTCAGAGAACACGACAGAGGCTGCGCCATCATCGGTGTCATGGAACGCTACACCACCAATGAAATAGTTGGTGTTTGAACCAGTATTGATGATGAAGTCGGTGGCATCTGCTGCGCCGCCGCCATACACGAACACAAACGAAGTGCCAGCAACGGGCGCAGGCAGCGTGTAGGTGTTGTCCTGCGTACCGTTAGGGACGATGTTGACCATGCCACCAGCGTTGGCTGCGGCGGTCAAAGTGGCGTTGGCGTCAGCCAGAGCAACCGGGGTGGCAACAATGCCAGAAACGCCCATAGAAACAGGAGCGGTAGTGACAACGCCAGTGGTTGCGTTGATGGAGATGGTTTGGAAACCGTTCTGCGACCGAACTGGGCCGTTAAAAGTGGTGTTAGCCATTTAAACCTCACAAGCGAGTATCTGTTTGGGCGCTCTGTCTGCTTGTCGTCAGCCGGGACTGTCAGAAGCGCCGGGGACCCCGGAATGCGGTCAATATACAGCAAAAGAAAAAGGGGCGCAAGGCCCCTTTCTCATGGTCTTCCTGAAGATCAGGTCGAACCGGACGAACCCCACATGCCGAGGGGATCAGACCAGCCGAAGCTGTAACGCTCGCGGGCCTTGTAACGGACGTTGCCCGTGTCAAAGTCGCCGTCCATGCTGTTTTGCAGCGGGGTGCGAACGAAATGCTTCATGCCGTTGGGAACGTCAGTGGTCAGGAACCAAGCGTTCGGGTCGGTCAAGAAGTGGTTAACGGTGTAACCCTCGGGGATAGCGCCCATCTGCTTGATAGCGTTGATGTCGTTATCAGCAGTAGCCACACGCAATTCGGTGTCCAGCAGACGCTTGGCAACGAACATCAGGGCCGGGGGAACAACCATCTTCTTGGGCTTAGCAGCGATCAGCAGACCACGTTCATCCGTCCAAGCGGCGATCTGAATAACGGCGGCTTCCAGAGAAGTCTCGTTCAGGTCCACTTGGGTGGAGGGGGTGTTGCTGTTGACGCCACCGGACACCAGAGGGTGGTCTGCGTTGAACAGGGACACGCCATCACCACCGGGGTAGGTGTTGGAGAAGCCGTTGTTCAGAACCGCAGCAGCCTTAACCTGCTTGGTGTAGGCCATGGCACGGGCCAGCGCTTTGGTGTAACGAGCAGACAGGCTGTCGTACAGGTTGTCTTCAATCGCCTCTTCGGTGATCGAGAAACCCAGAGCGATGGTTTCGTGCGTATAGCGGGTGGACCAAGCTTCCTGCGCGTTGTCATAAGCAATCGCAGCGCCTTCGTTCTTCACCGGAGCGGCGGAGAAGCCAGACAGCTTGGTTTCTTCTTCAAACGAGCGCTCAGAGGTCTCGGTTTCGTAGATCTCTTTGTGCTCTTCGCCGTAGCGAGCGTACTCCATACCGAACAAGGCGTTCAGACCGGGGAGCAGCTCTTTCAGCAGTTGTGCGCGTGAAATAGCCATGGTTAATTACTCCTTCGATTAGACGCCAACGGGGTTGAGGTACTGATGGCCGCCGGTCACAACGCTGGTCGTGGTCGTGGTGATGCCGCCACTGGAGGTGGAGGTGGACACAACG